CCTAAACATTCCACGTAGGTGGCAATTAGGTGCCGAGATGTCTGAGAACTATGCCTCAACCATCTCTGGACATGCATGTTCACTAATCGAAACATGTGTCCTATACTACGACCGGCGCCAAGAGCAGTCAGTCGTTCCGGCCTCACTTGAACCTTATGTTCAAGGAGAGCATCACTTGTACCTCAAGCAGGTCCCAAGTGCATTGACACTCAGAAAGACGGGTACCCGGCTTTCTAGAGATGTAGCCCCAGTCCTATTGGACGAGGGCTTTAGCCTCTTTCGTTCTTATGACGAAGAAGGCGATGAAGTTCCCGACCAAAGCTCCTTTGGTCAGGATATAGACGCACTGTCGGAGAATTTCGATAGTGACGACGTACCAGAAGCGAAGAATTCCGTTTCTGGGGTATACTACGAAGATCCATGGAAGGTCCTCGCAGGGTGGTCATACGCCACAACTTATCTGAGCCATGTTCCCAGAATAAGTGTTTGGCCCGGTGGATGCCATAGGCTCCAGGGTAAACTAAATCCTTCACTGTGCAACAGTGAAAGGAAGAACTCGGTCCGTTTTGAACAGATCGAGTCACATGATGAAAAGATGTATCTTCTTTTCAATCATACGCACTGGGGTCATAGGATCCAAGTAGCGCGCCGTTCCGGTAAGGAAGGCAGGGAGAAGGACCCCTTGAGGTACTTCGCCGAAACACTCTTCAGGAGGATTGCATTCTTCCTAAAGGGCCGATACGATCCGGTGTGGACTACACAGGAACGTGATAAATTCCTCAGTGTGCCATCGCACATTAGGAACAAGAGGGAACGCGCAAGGCGGTTCCTCGAGGTATTAAAAACGGTGGATGGACTTTTCATCCAACGTTATCTCTCCTTTCCCGAAGAGGTCTGGAGTTGGGAGAAGTACGATTTATTCGTCCTTCAACTAATATCGATACTCATAACAGATGAGTTTTTCGATGGCGAGGTGACAGAATTGGCACTCTCGCATAAGCTGCACTATTCAGAATTGAAAGATGCACGCAAGTTGTTCAAGCTGGTCATACACCAGGATGAACCATCGAGACAGGAATACCTGAATCGATTACTGAATGAAGTACCCCGATGGGTGCAATCATTCCTTCTTCCAACATGGAAATTGTCCATGAGGATGAAAGGCTATCAAAAATTATTTGTAGCCGGTATGTTGTCCCAGACTCGAGGGTCTGGTACTCCACCTCCTTTACTGCTGTTGCGCAGTAAGGAGAAGTTTATAAAGTCAATCCAGGAGGAACCTCCGGAAATGACTCGCACCGAGCGAGCTTTAGTTAGCCGCGCGATGGACATCGCTGTAGGGGCTATCCCACAGCATGTATTTACAGGACTGGACACGAAAGCTCGTGTCACAGTCACTGGTTCCGCCTGTTGGGAGGAAACCAGAAAGACCGGGGGTACTGCCCAGGCCATACTGTCTATCATGCAAAAGTATGAGACAGATGCGTTAATCCCTGTACGAGACATGGATAACGGAGAAATTACCGAATGGCGTCATAAAGATGCCTTCGAGTCTATCGGCACAGCGATCTTCTTCGCTTGCCTACATGAAGTCCTTTCTACTCCAACGGAGGAGTTAGGATCGGTGTTCCTGACCATTGTCAAGGAACCCGGTAAGGGGCGTGTCGTGACAAAAGGTCACGCCGCGCTAAAGATTATCTTAGACACAGTGTCCAAGATAGTATCCTGGCCTCTTCGTAAGGGGTTCAGGAGTTCAGAATCCGGTATGGGTCGAGCCCACCACGGATGGAATCTCTTCAAAGACTTTTTCTCTGAAGAGATGGAAAATATCCTTTTCAACGAAGATTATCGTGAAGAGGACGCCTTTGAAAGTCACTTTGAAAGGCTAAGCGTCTGGGAAGACGTCTTCGCGGGTAGTACAGACTACTCCGAAGCTACTGACCGTATGGTCCACATTTTCTCCGAACTAGTCGGGGTTAAATGGATGAAGAAGTGTGGTATACCCCCACTTCTCATAGGAATCGTCCGTAGGATCTGCTTTAGACCTCGGAACGTATACTTTGTGGGCACTGGCCCACTAAGTAAATATGGTACACCGGCCCCGGAATTCGGGCTCGGCGTCAGAGTCGTCACGCTTAGGCGTGGTGTACTCATGGGAGATCCACTTACAAAAGTGATTCTCCACTTCACGAATATAATTTCGCGTACGCTTGGGTCGGCCATTGTCGACGGAAGCATCTTCAGCTCCTTCACAAACCGTGAAGAAGCTTACTCGTCTTATCTCGATATACTCGAGGGCAAGACAAACTAGTCATATGTCATAGGACACATGTTCTAGGTTAGGTGAATCTCGAAAGATAACACCGTTTGCACTGGTCCCCTTGAGGACCAGCACTGCAACGCAGCGCTCCTGTTGGAGCAAGC